TGCAGTAGAAGCATCTACATCAGCCAAAGATTGACCAACGAAAGCAACTTGAAAACTTGCAGCTAAATCAAGAGCAACTAAATCAGCAGCATACATAGCTTGGATTGAGTTGTAAACGAAGTTTGTATCAATACCATAAGTAGTTTGATCACTAACCCATTTAACACCAACAACTGCTTTTTCCATGAAAAGCAATCCAGCATCCAAAGCTTCTTCGATTTGACCAGGAGAGCCTGAATCAAAACCAGAAGGGTCTGTGTAAGCAATTACATTTGCAAACTTATTAGTGATAGATTTATAGAATCCAGCAGCTTGCATTCCAGCAGCGATAGCTGCAGTGTGCCAAGGCAATTGGTTTACGACCACACCTTGTGAATTTGCTTGACTAGTTTTTTGCATAGCCAATGAAACACGAGCATTTGCTAATGATTGAGCGCGAGACTTAGCGTCAGCATAAGAACCCCAGAAAGATAAGAAAGCAGATCTGTGCTTTTTGATCTTAGAAGTTGACATTTTAAGTACGTGACTCTTAACCAATGCATTTACAGCATCGATAGTATATGTAGAACCAGATTCTGATAATCCTTCGGCGATATCTTCAGAAGCATCTCGACTAAATAAAGGAACAACAAAATTTACATCAATGCTTTCCATTTCTGTAACCGCAGATACGATATTTGCAGCTGAAGTACTTCCTTTAGAACCACCAGATAAAAATACCTTTGAAGCCATTGGAAGTGGCAATCCAGCTGTTGCAGTAGCGGAATAGCTAAGTGCAGCAGATTGACCAGCAGCTTTTGCAAAATTTGCAGCAGCTTTTTTGATTCGACCTGGAGTCAAATCAGCAGCTGTTGAACAGATTGGCTGAGCCGACATGTTGTCCAATGCAACTGGTGATGTTTGTGTAGAAGCAGCAACAACAGAGCAAGTGTATCCTGTTTGTGAATTGATATACGCAGCTAGATCAGATAATGTCAAATATTGATTTAAGCTGATTGATAAGTTTGCACCAGAACCACCAGTTACGGTAGTAGACAATGTACTATCAGAGATAGTTACAGTTGCAGTAGTTCCTTCGTATCCAATTAATAGAGCGATTTCAGCAGCAACAAGGAAAGCCTCATTGGTGTTGTTGTCTTGTCTATTAATGTCAAGTTCAACTTCAGGTTCTTGGGCAGAAACATTTAATCCTGGATCATGGCCAATAGCATCTAAATCACCAGGTGTAGAGTCGATAAGCTCAAAAGCTTTACCCCAACCTTTTAAGTTAGCATTTGCATCAGCATCCATTGTAAATTTTAATGTATCAGTTGCAGTTCCAGCAGAAGCTTCGATACCAGCAGGTAATAAGGCATTTAATTCTACAATCAAAGTAGCAAGGTCAGCATGGTCAGCAGGAGTGTTGCTCAATGTTACAGAAGCAGAAGCTCCACCGTTTAAACGGATGGCAAAGTTTAAACCATTTAAAGCAGCACCGAAAGCAGAGATTACAGAACCTGTAATACTAGGAGCAACCTCGGAAATAGATTGAAATACTTGATAAGAGTATTTGTTTCCATCTAAACCCCAGTTCTTGTCTTTTAAAGTACCGTAGTTGGTAGGGATAATAGCCTGTGCTTTACCGCTAATGTTGGTTTTAGAAATATAAATTCTGTTAGCAGCTCCACTGATGTTTGCATCAGAAGAAGGAGAAGCTAATGCTCGGAAAGCATCAACGATTGGACCGCTGATATATTTCTTTTGCACTTCTTGCAATTGATCTGGTGTATAGAAGTTATCTTTCAGTAAATCACCATTTGCTGAATCGATACCTTTAGAAGCAGCTCCACCAGAAGCCTCGCCCATGATTACGATGTTTCCAGAACTAGCAACACCTACTGGTGTGGATTTGACATTAACGTCAAAATACGAACCAGGTCTGTTAGTGTTTACTGTATCGGTAGTTAGTCTTTGTGCCATTTTTTAACTCTCCTTGCCTTAAATCTTATATCCGAAGTGTTTTACGCCTTCGTTGAATTTTTCTTTTTGGTTCATACCTATTGCTTTCAAATGTAACCACATTACATCTTCAATTTCAGGCGCAAGGTTTAACTTTCTTTTTAATTCAACAAAGTAAGTCCTAAATTCTTCTCTCGAAGCATCTACAAGTTTTTTGGCCTGCATCTTTGCTTCGTGATTAGCTCGTCGCACTTCAGCAGGCGACAATTCTTGGGTTTCTTGTTTTTTAGCCATTATTTACCAGCCTTCGGTGCGATTCCCATTAGTTTTTCCACCGATTTGTTTTTTTCCATCTCAAGTTTTGGGTCTTTCTTGACTTGCTGTGCCGGTGTTTCTACCGGTGGAGCGTCGGCTAATTTAGCCGCAGCTTGCTCGTCTGAATTACCAGCTTTTTTCATTTTGCGTTGTAGCATGAATTTCTTCAGGCTTGGTCGCATTTCACCACATTTTTCAGTTTCTGATTTTGCAAATGGAGGTTTTTTATCTCCACCTACAGCAGCTTTAATCTTGTCTTCTTTACTTGAATCATCAGAAGGTTTTGATTTAGCAGCAGCGTCAATCTTTGCTTTGTGTTCGGGAGCTTCACCAGCTTCCTTGTCACCATCAAGATCTTGTCCAGAAGCCTCTTCTTCAGCTTCCATAGCATCAGCACCATCAATATCGCCGTCGCCGTCTTTATCAGCAGCTGCCATAGCGTCAGCACCGTCTACATCACCGTCACCATCTTTATCAGCTGATGCAGGTTTAGCTTGTTTTTTTCCACCCTTACGATCTTCATGACCACCAGAGTTTTCGATGTCAGCTTCAGCCAAATAAGCAGGTGCTTCAGCATCGTCATTTGATGGCTCACCACCAGGTTCGATTTCATGAGAAGTGTTTGCTTTAGCCAATTGAGCGGCCTTAAGCATTTCGTGTGTCTTTTTAAGGACAGCAACTGCCACTTCTTGGGCTGTATAGAACTTCTCTTCATTTTTAGGTTTTTGAGCCATATTTTCCCTCAAATATTTTTTCACTTACATCCCTAAAGATTGCGATTTCTTTGGGATTTTATGGTATACAATAATTTATTTTTTGCGTTTTTTATGCATAAATTTCTTTAGCTTTGAAACGCCTTTCTCTTGTGATTCCGCAGACTTAGACTTGTTAACAACACCCTCTTTGGTTGCAGGAGGAATTTTATCAGGGTCAACCTGAGCTGTGTAATTTCTGTCCAAAACATCCCGAATTACTTCTTGGGCAACCTTCGGTCCACCCTTTTCTAAAGCAGCTTTGACTACCTTATAAAGAGCTTTCTCTAAGTCTGTATTTTCTTGTTCTTTTTCTGTTTTCATACACTAAAGATTGCTATTTTTGTTCGATTGTAACCCAAACTTCATCATCTTCTTCTGTTTGAGTGTTTTTGTTGCTTAAAATTTTAATGCCAGATTTGAATACCACACCCTCATCTCTATCAGGGTCGTTTAAATCTATAGCCTCAATAAATCGTTTTGGGGTTTTAACCCAGCTTTCCTCTACTTGTCCAGAAAGGGTAATCCAACGAGAATAAATATTTTCTTCTTGCATCATTTCGTTTCGCATCATGTCGGTGCAGGATAAATTTGACAATTGAAAGTTATTGTATTCTAGCAGACCTTCGCGATAACGAAATAAAGAGTATTTGACAACGCTGAACAGGAAGATCAGTAAAGATGGGTCTCCATGAGCATGACATCCAATGTTGTATTGTTCTTGAGATGTAGCTCTTTCTCTTCTGGCTCTGTAGGTTGGGTATTGTGGAATAATTACCAATTTACCCTTGGGCAGTTTAGAGCCTGCTGTAATTTGAACGCCATTGATTCCGGCCTTATCGATAATTTCAAAAGCATTGCCTGTTTTAGGATCAGCTAAAAGCATACCCTTACCAACATATCGATATTCAGGAATATCCGTTGGAAGTTCAACGATGCCAGTATCTTTGTCATAAGAGACTGGTGTAAATGAAGAAACTATAGGTTTGATTGGCTTGCCAATTTCATTTGGCGAATAATCTTCAAAGGCAATAGATGCATCGCCTAATGTAGAAAGGCTTTTATCTTCGTTTGAATTACCGATTGAAATTGTAATGCATGGGTATTCCATCTTATCTAAACGATGGTGCATATATACAGGAATGTTTGTATTTAAAATAAATTCTTTAGCTCTGGTAATTTCTTTCATACCGTAGCGTTTAGCAAGAATTGGATTTTCATTTAAAGATGCAAAGACATCCTCTATCAACCAAGGATTTTTACGCATATCTTCTAAAGATAACTCAATTGCTGTCTTGATAATCAAGTCACCCTGAAAAATACCAATGATATCATCGTATTCTGACATGGTTAATCCTTTCCGTTATACTTCTCAAAAATTGCTGGAAGAATGTCTTTTTCCCAAGTTTGCATGGCCCAATCAAAAGCCTTATCGAGAATCTTATTGCCTTGTCGACCTGGGTGTACCCACAGACCTTCATTTTTATGTTTTTCGCTTATTACACGAAAGGTCATAATATCTCTGCGAACACTTCCATCTTTTTGTTTTGTTTGATAAACACTAACGCCCTTAGTTAAAGGGTTTTTGTGAATATCTTTTTGGGCAATTGCTCTTGGATTGTTAAATTGAAACGAATGTAATCTTCCGATTCGTGGACTTCCATCTTCATTTTTTTCAATTTTCTTCCAGGCAACGCCCTTTTTTTTCAACTCGTACTGAATCTCTTTAGCCAAGTCATAAGCTTTGGGAGATTGTTCTGTTGGATTTTTATTATGTTTAAATGGTATAATGGCATATTTTCCATTCTTACCCTGTCTGGCAGATTTACCGTTCAGTAACTCTTCCATAAATCCAGATTTGCGACCTTCTTCAATCCACATCGCTGGTTCTTTTAAAGTAACTACCCAAAAATTTGGAGCTGGATTTGAGAATTCAACATTGTCCTTATACATTTTAGAAAGACTTGTAAGTTCTTCTGTAGCAAGTTCCAAAGTTTTAGCGTGAGTCATTGATGCAAGATTTTCTACACCCTTGGTAAGGTCTTCTTGAACATCTTTTTTAACACCGTCTAAATGCTTGGAAAGTCTTTCAATATCAACATTAAACTTTAAATTACTCATCGTCTTGACTTGACTGACCAGCTTGATGTGTCGGTCGATCACCCATGTATGGTTTATGACTCTTAGATTTTCCACCCATTTTTGGATGATGTTGAGGTCTGTTTTTCAAACCAGCCTTATTGTGGTTGGTTGCAGTTGGATCGCCGTCAAAATCTTTCAAAAATCCAGTAGTTCCTTGTCTCCAGGATTCAGAGCCAGTACGACCATCGATAACTTTTAATTTACCGTGATGCACAGCACCAAGCGGCGGTTGCGGCTTGGGAATGTGTTTCGTACCCTTGTCTGGCAGGTTCTTAGGGTCTTTCGGAGCCTGCCCGTTTACTTTTTTTCAGATGGTTTTTCATCATTAGGTTGTGCATCTTGGTTAGCTGGTTGAGCTACCTGGTCTTCACCTTGATCATCAGCTTCAGGCATTGCCTCAGCCATTTGATTAGTATCAGCAGCTTGTTGCATATCTTGCTCTGGAGCAAAACCTAATTTTTTAGCCATAGAAATCATAGAACGTAACATGGTTAATGTTGCATTATATAGATCAGGATTTTGTTCGCGTGCTTGCTCTAGCATCATTTTGTTGTCTTTGAAAGCTAACAATGCATTTGCAATATCTTGTTTCAATTCTTGATGATCAGCATCATCAGCAGAATCATCACCTTCAGGCGACATTTCATCACCTTCTTGATCATCAGACATATCGTCATGAATCATATCTGCTAATGGATCTTCGTCGCCAGAAGCTGTATCTTCAGAACTTAATTCTTGATCGTCTGAATCTTCTTCGGAGTCTTCGAACTCACCTTCATGAGGAGCATGATGACCATCAAAAGAATCATCTTCAGAATCATTATCTGGAAGGTCGTCGCTTTGGTCTGGAGCGTCTTCCATATCTGCCTCGTCTTCTTGTTGCTCACCGTCAGCCGTTCCAAAATCTTCTTCAGTTTTTCCATCGATTTCTCCGTGTTTTTGTTTAGGAGATTTGTTTGCAGGTGCAGAATCATCAGGACTATTTAAAGCTTCTTCGTTGTCGTCGGACACATCATCCTCATTTCCAATTGGAGCTTCATCAGAATCATCAGAATCTGAATCAGCATCTTGTGCGTTAGGGTCAGCTGCTGGTGGTGTAGCAGGTGCAGGTTTATTCATAGCTTTGTTTTTTGGCATAGCTTTGTTATCTTGAATATTTGTATTTGCTTCAGCCTCTGCACCTTCTTCAGCAGGAGCTTTTGGAACAATACTGTCTTCCTCAGCACCTTCTTCTGGTGCTACTTCTTCAGCTTGTGATTCGTTATCTTCCATAGCTTGATCTTCTAGATCACCTTCAGCTGGAATTTCTGGAGCTTGGTCAATATCTTGTGATGGATCTTCATCACTAGATTCGTCTGAAAGATAATCTTCCATATTAGGATCATAGTGAATCGTTTGATTTTTACCATTCATTTTGCCATAGATTAGGGCTTTAGAAGCCTGTGACATAGAAGCGCCCACACCAACAGTTAAACCATGACCAGACGATTCTTGATAATCTTGTCTGATGGAATCCATTTGCGCAAGAGCGTCGTCTGGAACTAAATAAATAGCTTCATCTCCAGAGCCAGTGATTTTTTTACCACCAATTCCCTCTGCCCATTCATCGATCTTTTTGTGTGCTTGATCAATAGTAGAACTTGCGTTCGCTAAATCCTGGTGATCATCATTGGCAATTGCGTTACCAATTCTAGTACCAACATCATCTCCGTTCACCGCCAAGTAGACATTACCCATTTTGCAACTCCTTAATTTTATTACTTTTCTTTAAATTTTCTGAAGCTGGCAAATACTGCAAATTCCAAGGAACATGCAATCCACAAACATCTGGATGATTTAAAGGAATGATATGATCGACATGAAATCCTTTTGGACAATTGTTGTAAATATCTTTAATTTCATTCATTACATTTGTAAAAGTAGCTTTTTGAACTTTAGCTCTTCTAATACTTGCTTTATAAGCAATTTTACTTTTGTTATTTGAAGCCCATTGTTTTTCTCTAGCTCTATACTTTTCTTTATTTGCTAAATAATAGTTTTTACGATACTCAAGTATTTCTGGCTTGATTGCAATCAATCTTGAATATTCTTTCATTTTTGAAATACCATAGTCACTTGATCTATATTTTTTATCTGCTTTGGATTGCCAAGATTTTACCTTATCTTTATTCCTTGCTCTATATTGTTTTTGATAAGTATAATGACAAGTTTTACACCATCTCTGTGTAAACTCTGTTAGATTTTTCTCTACTTTGCATTTCGTACATTTTTTCATTTTTTAGCTCTCAAAGCCTCTAAAAGCATTTCTACATTTTCAATATCAAAATTTTTAGGAAATTTGATTTTTACGGTACCATCTACATTTTTCATAATTTTGATAGACTTGGCCATAAATTCACCGTAGCAAATACACGGAATAATTTCTTCTGATTCTTTTTTATGAATTGTGGTTTTACAATCTGGACATTTAACATCTTCACTCTTGTCCATTTCTACAGACTCTTGACGCTTTTTTTCTAAATTGTCAAGGAATTGTCGCAACTTACTCTTTTTATTATCTTCCATTGGCGTTTCTTCCTTTGGTTCAGGCTTTTCTTGTACAGATTCAAAATGACTATGTAATCTTGCCTGAATCATCTTTTGAATAGCCTCTCGTTCAGAGATACGCTTATCAACCACATCCTTAATCATGTTGTGCATCATTAAACGTTGATCGATCAGGTCTTGTAGTTTATCGATTTTTTGTTGTTCTGGTTCAGAAGGTTCTTTTTTAAGATCTTCGATTTTATCTAAATCATAAAGCTCAAATACACTTAATAAAATTAAGCCAATTGAAGGAAGAGATCTATGATAGAATTCATATTTGACCTTACCTTCTTGTGTAATATTACCACTGTAGTTGTCAGCACCAAGTTTGTTAACATGAAGTTTTGCACCAAGTGCCCATGGAATATCTAAGTCAGCAATGTCATTAGCCGATAAATGCTTAAGATTAAAGAATAGAAACGACAAAACTGCTCGTGGAACAATCTCCAGAGCTACTCTGATTTCTTCGGGTTGTAGAGCCGTCTTAGTTTCTGGTTTATAAATCGCTGATTTTTTCAATTCATCGAATATATCTTTACCTAGAATACTTTTGACGATTTTGACGTCTTTAAGTTTCATTTTTAATCTCTAATGCGTGTATACTCAATACTTGAATCGTCATCGATTAAAAAACCAGCAACAGAAATAGCATTGTGCCATCGACCAGTGGAAACAACAGAATTAGCAGGACATGGAATTGCTGCAATAACATCAGGCGCTACATTTTTCCATTTTGCAGAATCAAAAGTGCCAGTGATTGCATCTTGCATGGCTAAGTATACAAAACCACCTTGAGTAACAACGTCGCCTTGTTGATAGGTTCTAGCCGAATCATACGCCTTACCAAGCATTGAAAGAGTGTAAGGACCAGCAGCAATTAGAATTAATTTACCAGCTCCAACAGGCTCGTTTGCTGAATAAGCACGCGCAGGTGTAGGTTGAACCACAATAACTTTGTCAGCTCCAACAGCGTCGTTGTATTTAATAGCATCAATAGCACCTAAGTCTTGGTTTGTATTGACACTTCTATTTGGTTTCTTTGCCATGTTCAAATCTCCTAATTATACCTTAAAGATTGTCATTTAGATGGTTAATCTTCAAAATCCCTAACATCTACGCGGATTTGGTAGTCGTTAGGCTCTATATTTTCTACCGGTTCGTCCTGAGTTCTTGGGGTTTCCGTCTTAACATTTGTTTCTTTTTTGTCACCACGTGGTTTGTTGTGGTAAACGTATTCTCTTTGAATAATCGCATGATAGGGCAGTCTAGCCGGTGCATTTGCATCACTGGTATTTGTAATCCTAACCTCATTAATAAGGCGCTGGACATACCAAAAAGCCACATACATATATCTAACACCGTATAAGCGACCTTTTCCGGTCGATGGGTCAATTCCAGGGTTTCTTTTGCCGTCAATCCATTGAATGTCACCATCGGAATTTACAATAAAATCAACACCTTCGTTATATTGGACGTTGTTTGAATCTCTCAAAATTTGAACGCATTTGGCTGGAAACTGTAGCGTATCCGATGCTTTAGGTCTGTATTCAACCTCTTGATAATTTGGCACCCTAACTTCAATTTTTTTAGGGTAGATTCTGTCACCTGGAAGTAAGGCAATTTCTTTTCCACCACCGCAATCTTCATTGTAGAACTTTGGCAACACCAATCTCGCTTCTGAGGTATCCATAATACCACCTTCAGAGTGATTGTGCTTTTTGCTATTACCAATAATGGTTCCAACGAATTCGCCTACTTTTGTGTAAATATATCCGTTTTCAGCAATTGTATCCAACGCTTCAGGTCTACGCAAATCACCACGATCAATCTTTCCAACTGTAGATGGAATAGCAGCAAAATGCTCAAAAACAACACCCTTGTCTTTGCCAAATTGTTCTTGAGATTCCAAATTGAATTTTATATCAGGTATAATGTCAGGTAATGCCTTGATATCTTCACCAGTGGCCATTAGTATCCCTTTTTAATGCCTTTAAGATTTAACTCGTGTACTTTTTCTTTTAGGGCTCTTGCAATGCCTTTAGCTGTTCCTACGTTTTTGTCGACAACTTCTTTGTAATCAAAACCACCGTTTTTTAAAACTAATGTTTGATCTTCAATTTCGCTAGAATATTGACCTAGTGTAAGTCCGTGTTTATAAAGAACAAAATCAATTTTATTGCCCTTAGAAAGGATGTACAATTCAACACCTTTTGCGATCATTTCGCTAGGTAAATATTCTGTTCTTGCTTCAACTTTCTCTAGTTGATCTTGCTCTGATTTAAAAATTGCTGGTTCGAAATCAGCACCGTATTCTTTTGTTAATTGATGTGCAACTAGGGCTTGGTGAGAACCTGCAGCCAAGGCTTCAGCTTGAGAAGAAGATTTCTTCTTTTTGCCTACAGCTACATAAAAACCACCGTGGGTTTTAACGACCTTGACGTCATCTCCGTGTAAATTTCCAATAACCTTAATTGATTCAACCTCTGATGGAAGTATATTCATTTTTTACCTCTGTATTACTTATCTATATAAAAGATTGTGATTATTGATGAAAATAACAGATAACTAATTGATTTTATTGCTTTTCTTTAAATTATCAACCATCCAAAGAGGTTGTAAATTCGTATAATGACACGCCTTAATGATTTCTTCTCTGTCCGTTAGATTAAAACTTGACAATGGCTTGATGTGATCGATATGCCAACCAAATTTACCGTAGTTATTCCAAGACATATTTTTCTCAAATTTTGTTTCTATGTATTTTTTAAAAAAATCTAGAGTACAACCTAGATCTTTTATAGCAGAACCAGGTTTATTTCTATTGATTGCGTTATTTAGCCTAGTTCTTAGATTACAAGCAATGCGAAATTGTAAATCTTCTTTTTTTCTCTTTTTGTGATTAGTAACGCTTTTTTTAATTAAAATATTTCTATTAGCTTCGTAATATGCCTTGCTTTTTGCTTTAATTTTATCTGGATTTTTCAGGCTATAGTTTTTATAAATAGTTTTCATTTTTTCTACATTGTTTTTTCTATAAAAACCATTTTTAGCCAATTCTTTTGTTTTGTTTTTGTTGTAATACACTTGTCTGTATTGTTTTTGACAAATTTTACAAATATCTCGAAAACCTGTTTTTGAAGAACAATGTTTGTTAAACTCAGTTATTTCTTTAATATTTTGGCATTTTTTGCAAAAATGTGTTGTGTTCATTTTTCTTGTTTTTTAATGTTTTTTACCGGTGGGTGTAGCTGATTCATAAGCTTTTGGACATAATGATGATCTTTAAATTGTCTACCATTTTTGATTGCTTTTTTCGTACCTGCAATCCCATTTAACCATGCGTAACCAATATGCATTGGGTTTTCACCTAGTGCTTTTACGATATGGTCATAATGCTTAGAAGCAATTAAATGCTCAAGTTTTGGGTTTTTGTCCATATAATCATGAAACTCTTGACCTGTTAAACCTAAAGCAGCTGAGTGAGCTTGCATTAAATTTGGAATTCTTTTAATTGTCTCTCGAATAACAACCGGCATTAATCCATAACTTCCGTAGGCTTTGTCACCCTTAAAGAGTCCAGATTTCATTTCTGCATGGTCTGTGTTTTTACCATTAGATGATTCGATAAATTTAATTCCGCTCAACACCCGATCTTTTTTTGTAGGAGTAGTTGGCTTGTTTTCGACAACTTTTGGTTGGGTTGGCTGTGGTACCTGAGTTTGTTTAGAAGTATCCATCGGAGCCATAGTTCCAGCGGCAATTGCTAGTCCTGCAATCCCTGATTTGATCTTGTTTGAAATATCACCTTTTTGTAATGGTTGTAACACGATTGCCTCTCGCTTTCCAAACTTTTTACGTTTGAATTCTTCAGCTCTTTGTTGACGCTGTACCATTCTTTTATGGTCGTCTTGCCAAGCATTTGGTAATTCTTTTTCAGAAGCTTTTGCCTGTGCAGTTAGGTTAATTTTTTGATTGAGATCTTTTCTAGGTTCCTTTGCTAATTCTACAATTTTAGGGTTTGCGTGTGCTATTTTACCTTTGTGGTTTACAATAACTTCGTGTTCTGTTCTAAACTGAGTGTTTTCGTCTGGAATTAATGTAGCATTTGGTACGTTATGAATGTGTGATTCTGGAATCCAAGCCGATACCACACGTGGGCTTTTGCCAAGATTTTCAAGGTGGTCACTAGCAAAACCACTAGCTACTTTGTAACTTGGTGTCCAAGATGTAAAAGAATTTGGAGGATAGTTGGCAACGCCATTGATATGATTTGTTTGAAATTCAGATTCCGCCATACCTCGATGTAACAAGAACATTCTCTCGCCTGTTTTTGGATGACGTCTAACCTGTGTTTTTCCTGTTAATTTATGTAGGGCTCTGATTTTCGCATTGGCGTGAATTTCAGGGACGTTTTGACGAGCATCTTGATCATCACCTTCTTTAGTCCAGTTTTCAGTAGCCTTGTGATCTTCAGGATTTAAGTTTTTATCAGGATTAAAAGGTGCGAGTCTGTTCATTGCACCCTTCATCATGATAATTTCACGTTTCTTTAATTGCATTTGACTGTAAACAGATTGTACGCTATTTTTAGTAGTATTTTTTTCTGGTTGATGTGTGTTTAATTTATGCGGATTAACTATAACCTCATGTTCATTTTTTAAATTTTCCCTTAAAGAATGATCTTGTTGATTTTGATTTTTAATAGAAAACATTGGAATGCTATGTATGTGTTTTACAGGAATCCAAGAAGACATGGTTTTTGGACCAGACATATCAATCTTTTTTCCATATGTTGATTCTTGTTCTTGAATATCATTTGGATTTTCCATGGCATTTCTAAAATAATCTTGAGCGAAGTTATGTGCTGTATTGTAATTAGGCGTCCAAGAAGTTTTATCATATGTATGATTATTATTTTCTATTGTATTGTGATGTTCTATTGGATGCATTCCTCTATGTAATAAAACCTCAAGCTCTCCACTATTTGGATTTTTTCTTGTTTGTGTTTTTTTATAAAGATTAAGCAATGCTCTTTGTCTAGCATTTCCCACTACAGAAGGAACATTATCCCTATTAAAAGATGAAGCATTTACCCATTGTTTTGTATTGTTGTGATTCTGATCGGTTATATCTGCATTAGGGTTAAACGGAAATAATCTTTGTTTAGCACCTTTCATCATAATGATTTCACGTTTCTTTAAACCACCAAGCTGTTTGTAAATAGAGTTGTGCTCGCTGTCCATGGCCCAATCTGGCAATACAGTAGCTTTTTGATCTGCATAAATTGTATTTGCAGGATTTTTTCTATTGTTCTCTCCATGGGGTCCAAAATTAACCCATGAATTTTGACCGCGAGTTTCTGCCGTCAATGCTTTCTGAGCCATTGGAGAATACATTTGCATATGGTTTTTCCATGCATTCTCTTCACCTTCAGCACCAAATCCATGGCCTTCTTTAGCATGGCCAAAATAATCATGTACAATTCTAAACACATCGTTGGCAACCATTGGTTGACCTTCATGCATGTGTTCAGTTGGTTGTAACATTGGATGTGCAGAATCCGCCTGATTGGGGTCGGAGCCATATCCACTTTCCGTTGGGAAATACCAAATATGATTATTATTGTGAATGTCGTGAAACAGGTCTTTAGAAGTTTTATATGGATTTTCTTGTCCAGGTTTGATTTTAGAAATCTTTAAACCTGAATTTAAAATATGTTTAAACTGATCGTTAGTTTCTTTAACTAGAGCCTGATAAGCTTGTTGGACGTGTTGGGCTTGAGGTTCGTGATTTGCTTGATGATAGGCATCAGCAATACGCTTCGCACGCGTCGGGTCAACTTTGACAGCTGGCATCTTGTGTTGTAATCTCATTCCTTTAGAAGCTGCATACCGATCAGCAACACCTCTAATTTTATCACTACCTTTGTCAGTAGGTTTAGGCTTATTCATCCATGGAAAATCGGTTGGTAATGCACCACCAATACCCTTGGCTGCGTTTTCTTCATTTTGAGCACGTATTTTTTCTTGCTTAGAAGCACCGGCTACCATTTTATTGGCAACGTTGGTTTGTCGTTCATTTATGGCATGGCCAACTTCTTCTTCAGAGTATTCCTTACCACCAGCACCAATATGGTTGTCAGACTTGATCTGTTTAAGTCGATCTAAACCAATATGCTTTGATGGTGACTGAATACCCTTTTGAATGTTATTTAAGGACTCTTCTGACTCCACAGGAGTTTCATGGTACAAACCAACAACACCACGCATATCTTCACGCTCATGTTGAGAGTTATAAAAACCATGAAACCCTCGCTTTTTTAGCTCTCCGTGTAATTCGTCACGGGTAACGATCCCTGGATTAAGGGTTTGACCTGATTGCTTCAGGTGTTGACTGACCTTGTCTTTGTCTAGACCAAGATCGTATAATTTAGCTTCTTGTGTTTTAACATGATATTTAGAATTCGAACCTTGAGTAACCAAATCTTCTGTTGGAGAATCCTGTCTATAGAAAAAAGACACAGGATGTTCTGGACGACCGTATTTAGAAGATGAATCTTTGATTCGATTGCCCTGATGAATTGGGTTGATTGACTTCAAACCTTGAGTTGGTGAATAATGAATCAAGGTTAATTCATCTTCGCTCTTTTTAACATAACCTTCTGGTTTCAATTTAGACATTTCTGGTTCATGGAAATTTTCCATGTCAAAAGAATGGGTAAAGGTAGTACCGTCTTTTAAGGTCGAAAAATAATCTTCAGGTGGTCGTTTATGGAAGTTTGTGCCTTGACCTTTTAAATGTTGGCCTGCGTGTTCACCGTGGTGGAAATGCATCTCATGATTGTAACCGTCTGAGTAAATACTCGATTCTTGACCAAGTCCTTCAGCAAGCTTTTGTAAATATCTAACTGCGTGTTTATTTGGATTGTGAACCAAAATGGAGTTTTCTGGACTACCATAATGACCTTGTATTACATCGAAACGATAGCCTTTTTTAGTAAGCAAGTCTTGCACACCTTGATGATCAAGATTGTATTTAACTGGATAACGTGGATTTTCTGCAGAAAAGATAAAATGAGGCTTTCGAGCGTTGACAGAATCAACCTCGGTTGTTAATGGATTTTTAACTGATTGCAGTGTCTTTTTATACATACGCCTCTAGTGTAACATAAAAGCTAAATATTTGAAAGAAAGTATTTATTTGAGAAAATAGCCTTAAGCTTTGATACAGCTAAATCTCGTTTTTTCTCAAGATCTTCAATACGTTGGGCGTAAATTTTAGGTCCAGCAGAAGAAGCAGATTGAGAAATCCCATCCTGAGAAATACTGGTTGAATTGTATTTGTTGGCCGATTGCAAGTCGCTTAAAATCTCAATAGCAGCAATCATGCCAACAATCGCATTTACTGGAATTGGAACTTGACCTTCAGTGTTGCTTAAACCATAGGTATACTTGATTGTGAAAAAAGCAGGCAACCATTGAAAATTATTAATTGCTTGTAAGAAAATGAGACCTGCGTTTGAAGCTCGACCGTCTTGTAAACCAGCAGCTCCAAAAATACTCAAAATAGGAATTAAATTTAATTGACGTTGATGTGCCAATCCCACTTCAATCCAATCGGGTGGAAGGTGGTAAATGTTTTCGCCATTAGAACTCATAATGTCGATGCTTTCGATAGACATGATAGGCCCATGCTTAGTTTTCATAAACACAAAGGATTTGTAAAGATCTCTGTCAAAAGGAATTCTTTCCATGTCTTGGACCGCAGTAATTCTAAGACCCGTCATGGTTTCAAATTCATTCATAGCCAAATTGATTTGATCTTGCAATTCAGCAGTTGAGTACTTTGCTCTGATTTCTTTTTCTTGGCTTTTAAGGTAACGAGAAATTAAAAGATCTGGTGTTAACAATTCTTCTGTTCTTGCCATCAAGTCAGACGTTGCGAACGCCTGGACTGGATAAACCTTAGTACCAAACGATTTGGATTTACTGTAATCGGCCATTAGCAAGACCCCACGTTAAGAAGGCTTGCCGAAACCCCACCCTTAACAAGGATGTTTTTTTCATTAGCATCTTCAGTTAGTTTGATTTTAAAGTTTCCAGATTTAGGCAATTGAGCATCTGTTAAATCAAATTTCCAAATACTTTTGTCATCTGCAAATGGTTGCGTTCCAATAATAACCAAAACATCTGCATCGTCAATCGATGGGAATGTTGCTTCCGCACCAATAGTGGTTCCTTGAGGGATGTATCTCATAGGATGTTCAGGCAGTGCAACAGATTTATCTGGTCCAGGGACTTTGTCCAAATCAACCAATTGGACGTAAATTTCGTTAGCTTGGCCTTCTTGGACAGATGCAGAGTTTGCATACTCCCAATTGTTTACATTGGCTACATTTTTAAGAACTTTGGCACTTAATCGCATAAAATTTAGGCTCCTTTGAGGTCTTCTATAAAGATTGCAATTTTTGTGGTAATATAGGGTATGGCAAGACCACTCAAAATTATCAGTATTGACGGTACTAAAGGTTCTGGAAAGACCAGTCAAATCGGCATGTTAGCTCGTTTATTTAAGGACAATTCCATCCCTTGTTTAGTTGTTCAAGCCGGTAGGGATATTGCCACTGGACAGGTTTCTATACAAAAAATTCGTACTTTTGTCTCTGAAAACCCCAATGGAGTCGCTATTTTAGATGGTTCTATTGCTAGAATGATGGTTGCCGATCTCATGATTGGAAAGGCCAAAGAGAAGGTGATCGACGAATATAAGTATCTAACTCATGATTATGAAAGGCTAGATCATGAATTTGGAATTGCTTCATTTTTGATGATTATGGACGATCTAAAAGAGGGCGAACGTCGACTTGTCAAAAGAAAGGCTTTGCTCGGAATTGAGGCTGAAGAGTACGACCCAGGATATGAGGCTGATATTGTAAATGGTATGCGTTTTTTTAACAATCACGTGGCTTCCAAAAACATGACGTTTCGTATCATTGATATTGAAAATGAAGACACAATGATGCAAATTCACAAAAAAATTATGGATTCATTGTCTAACAACTATGAGTTGCCAGAGCTTAAAAAGGATAAAAACGATTGGTAGAGTTGTCACAAGATACTATTTTTAAGCTTGGAGTTATGCTGGACAATGAAGTCTTACGTGATGAAATTGTTTCTCGCCTTACTTGTTTTGGTGAGCCAATTAGAACAATGGAACAAGCCAATGCCATTGGTGAAACGACCTTTGCACAGTTTGATGATAAGATCACTCAGGTATTTAAAACTAAAATGGCTAATTATGACCATGGTGAGTGTGGCCTAGAAATCGCCAAGGGATTGAATGGCTGTCTTAAAGTTCTTGAACAGGCCAAGGCCGGACAAACACCTAATATCCAAGAGTTAATGGGTGAAAAAATGGATAAGGTGGCATTTGAAGCCTTAATCCTTGCCCTAGCTAGTAATCAGGCTGCTAAAGAATTTAGAAAAGCTTATGATAAAATGTTTGATAGTCTTGTAAATATCAATCTTATTTCTACAACCAAAGCTTTATCACCCGAATATGACTATATTCCACCTCATATTTTAGTGAACGCTAAAACTGACAAAATTCACAAAGAGACCTCTAAACCACGACCTGTGGACCCAAAACGTATCAAAAGAATACGCTTAAAAAAAGATAATTGATTTTTCTATCAGATCTGTTATTATTATCCTATGGAAACAAATGTAACTTATATCAATAGTAAAAAACCGCTGACGCGTGATGATATGGCTAAATTATTGCGTATTTTAAGAGAAAGAGAGCAATCAACACCAAATCCTTTACTTAAGGATTGGTTTGTAATTCGTAATCAAATTAGACAATTAGAAAAAGAAATCAACAAAACAAGGAGATCTTTATGACAGACACACAACAAAAATTTTTAGAAATCTCAAAGCGATATGAAGCTCTTAAAGAAGAAATGAAGGCTTTAAAACCTACTCTTCAAGAGTTGATGACTGAATTAAAAGTTGGAACTCATTTTCAAGACCCAGAAACACAACTTGTTTATCGCATTGAAGTTCCGACTGGAACTTATGTGTCTTTTGACCCTATCACTTACACTCGTACTAAAAAGGTTGGCGAGGATAAAGGTTCTTTGGCTAAGAGTGAAGCTCAAAAGCTTGGATATAATATCTAATTATTCATCCAGTATTTTAATGCAATGTTGTGTTGGATAGGCACGTGCAAATCTGACACAACATAATTTGGATTCATATAGTGCCATGAATCTACCTCTTTGTCCGGGTCTTTCGATGCATCTAACATTTGCTTTGGGTCTGGGGTCACATGGAACAAATACAATAAAAGATTTTGTTCTTTATCCCAATGCGAAGCAACAAGCTTGATATCTTCTACATCCAAACCTGTTTCTTCTTTTAGTTCTCTAATAGCACCTTCATATGGATCTTCGCCCTCATTCAAGTGTCCACCCGGAACTGTCCATTTTTTATTGTCGTTGCGAACGCCCATTAAGATATTATCGCTATGATCTGTTAATAGACAAATTGCAACTCTTCGCGAATTAGCCATTTATCCTACTTCTTTTTTTCGTTTTTGTAAAGAAATTCAGATTTGGCAATTTTCATTTTTGGCTGTGCCTGTGGCATTTCTGGTTGAGCAGGCATTGGAGCTGGTTGATTTTGAGCTACCGGTTGTTGTGTAGGCATTGGAGCTGGACGCGGTTTCATTCGCACTACATTTGGAGGCAATTCTTGCTGCATTTGTGGTTGAACGGCTTGTTTTTTAGCTTGTCTATCCAACACAGCACCTGGCTGCCTATTTGTAATAGCAGCGTCTAAGGTTCTGTCTGCCTTAGACCATCCTTTATCTGGGTGAAATTTCATTTGACCACTAAAAATAGCATGTAATCGTGCTTTGTTTTCAGGAGAAAGGTTTCTCGCTTGACGAATTAAATCGACATACTTTTCCTTTTTGCCTGGAACCTTAACACGAGTGGCAATCACCTTATTTGGATCTTCAACGGAAGTTCTCTGAGGTGCATTTTTATCCTTTACTGGAATTGACACCTGACTTGCTGGCATCCCAAGAAAACGACGAATCAACTGCTCTGCAGCCATTGGTTGCACTTCACCTTGAGATCGTTTTTGTTGCATATATCCATATTGCTTTTGAACATCCGAATATTGCTTATCCATTAAACGCTGTCCATCTTCAAGACTAACACCTTCAGGCATTAACATTAAATGTGCAATTTCATGAACAATTGCTTCAGGATTCCATTGAGCTTCGAATTTACCTGAACGCCAATCTGGTTTATCCACACCAATTTCATTGTCTGCTTTTCTACGCTCACCTGTCTTGTCGTTTACCTTACCACCTGATGGTTGCAAATCAAGACCTAAAAACTTATCAACGAATTTTTTGATATGATTGATGTGCTTATCACGCATTGCAGATTTCGCTGCAGGTTGAGAATTGGTTCCAAATACCTTTTTACGTTGTTCGCGTACATTTTTAGAGGCTTTGTTAATATCTGAGTGTCCAAGCTTACGAACAATAACAAATTCAGATTTAACAACATCGACTTCAGACTTAGGAAGGTTTGGTTTTGGCATATCTTTCAATTCTTTCAATTTTCTAGAATGCATTTGACGTGCAACTTGTTTTTGTCTTTCTTTTCCACCAGATTTAATAGGTGTTTTTTTATTACTTCCTGCGATAGCCATGACACCAGCTCTACTATGAGTTCCAGTCCCAACATCCGACGTATGAACTCCCTTTAAATCTTTTGCCAATGCGTCACCCTGTACTTTTTCAGATGAAACTCCAGCACCACAAGACGCAACAAGAGCTTTACGAACATTTGAATCGTATTTACTAAGCTGTTTTTTCTCGTTCTTTTGCCATGCTGGTTTCATTTTTGGCATTTTACCGTAAATTTGAGTGCCAGTTTTGGCTTTTGGTTCAGCTGCATAATTGATTTTATCACCAACGTGCATAGTGCTCGGAGCATTTTTTGGACTGAAGATGCGTTTAGGGATACGACCACTTCCAGGAGGAGAATTCAAATCTGCTTTGTAAATGAAAGGAATCTCACCTTTCATGATTTGACACGAAGCTTCGTCTGCTTTAGACATAACATCTTGAATAAATGCAAATTTACCAGAATCTGACTGTTTTTGGGCTTTGTCGTCTACTTTCAATTCGTAAGCTTCACAAACTTTATTGCAAGGAGTCAAAGTAACAGATACTTTTCTTGCAATACATTTTGTAATAATAGCACCTTGTTTTTCAACACGAGAGCCTTCGATAGAAAAATTGATTAGTTTTTTGGCTTCTTTGTTAAGAGGTGTCATTTGGTCGTACTTGAGCATTGCAGCTACTTCACTAGCAGCTTTGTGACCAACCGAATCAAATAATTCACCAGCAACATAAATAAAAGGCATTTTAAGCTTATCCCAAAATTCCTTTTGATGTTCATTTTCGCAATCAGAGCGTTTTAAGATTTTCTTGGCTTCCCAAATCTTACCTACAATAGAAGAAGGGCTTTTAGAGTCATGTTCGTAGTTAAAAGTTCCATCTTTTGTAAGACTTGTAATATCTACGCCTTCAATTTGAATACGTTCGCCAGAACTATCTAAGTGTTCTGAGGCAGCGATGCCATGAATGAAAGTTCCACGTTTTTGATCAGACATTTTAGACCTTTGTGATAGAAAGTGATTTTACATCTTAAAGATTGTGTTTTAGTCAACAAATCACCCTAAATACTTAAAAACACTAGGTTTTGGTTTTTTATTTTGGGAAGATTTGGTTTTCCAAAACTGAATAAAATCAATAGGTTAGACCTATAAAAGGTCAAAAATACTAATCATTTACCTTGTATTGACGATTCAAAACGTCTAGGGCATAAATCAACCAATTTTTGGAGGAAAAACTATGAAATCACTTGCAAAAGCTGATGCATTGGCTCGTGGCTTAAAAGAACGTCTTCAATTCCGTGGCTATTCAGTCGCTGAATCAAGAGACGCTGAAGGCTGGCCAAAGCTAACACTTAACACTAACGAAGCTTCATTGAAGATCGTTGCTGCTGACGCAGTTTCTAAAGATATTTTTGGAAACAGTCTAGTTGCTTTCGCACCACACAAAGTTGAATTCGCTTCTCGTGACGATGCTATGAGCACGTTAAAAGTAGCTCAAATTCAAACTGAACTTGTTAAATGTGGAATCGAAAAGCAAATCGTAAAAACCCACGCTACTGTTTTGGCTACTGCCGAAGCTGCTGCTGGAACTGAAATCAATTTTGATGTTCAATGGCCTACTAAGGGCGTTTAATTAACACTGGAAGGAGTGCATATTTATGAAGAAAAAATATTCTGATAAAGATATGGCCGCTCTGATTGGTGAAATTGAAACTCATTTCAACACTGTGTTGAAGTCACAAACTGAACCAACAGATCTTAAAAAATCTGAAGAAGCAAATGAAGTAAAAGTTGAGGAAACTCAAGTAGCTACACCTGCTCCTACTGAATTTGGTTACGACGAAAAAGACATTCAAGAAATGAACGAAATGTATTCATCTATGACAAAATCTGAAGCTAAAGCTCACTTTGAAGCTCTGAAAGCTGCCCACTTTCAAGAAACTCAAGAAGCTCCTGCTAAAGAAGAGGTTATTGCTAAGTCTGAAATCAAAGAAGTTCAAGCTTCTGAAAACGACGAAACAAAACTTTTAAAGTCAGAAATTGAAACACTGAAATCAGAAAAAGAAAAACTGGAAAAATCATTTAACGATCTAACTGCAAAATTGATTGCGTTTGTTAAAGGCTCTAAAGCTCCAAAGCAAAAAGCCGTTACTCAATTGCAATATGTAGCAAAATCTGAAGATGAGGTTAAGGTTGAAGAGAAAAAAGAAGATGTGTCTAAATTAGACAAAACTGAAATTTCTCGAAGACTTACTGCTCAAATCCGTTCTGGAAAACTAGAAAAAAGCGAGCGCGAAAAAATCAACAATTTCTACCAATCAGGTAGTAAAAATATTGAGTCTATTAGACATCTATTAACAGGAGGAAACTAAAATGGTCGAACAACTAAACGATCTATTAAAAGCCCTTGAAGCAGGTTCATACAACGCTGCTCCAGGTCAGCTTGTACAAGGAGCTGCGTTGCAGGTGGAAGATCTTTCTCCTGTGATGGAAAACGTCACTTTTGACGACAGCCACATCAAACTTCAGAAGATGCTTAGCATTAAAGATGCAAAAAGCACTCTGATCCAATTCAACCGTCAGCTTGACTACGGTATTTTCGGCGGATCTGCTCAGTATGAAGGCGGAATCGGTGAAGAAGATACATCGAACTACGTTCGTGCTATCGTTCCAATGGCTTACTACAGCACAACTCGACGAGTTTCTGTTGCAGCTAACCTAATTGGTGCAGTAGATGGTAAAAAAGCGGAAGATAGATCAGCTTCTGATGCTGCTATGAAACTTTCTGCGGATATCGAATTCGATTCTTTCCGTGGACAAGCAGATTTCAGCAATGCTGGTATTTTCGATGGTAACCCAAATGCTATCGCTGATATCCCTAACATGGTTGGTGTTGATGCTCAAATCCGTATGTCTGACAGCTTGTCAAACACACAAGATTTGATGTTTGCTGAATACGGTTCAGATCAAACAGTTATCGTTTCTGTAAACGGAACTTTGACTCAAACTTCAATCGAAGATATGTCAGTTAAATCTGCAATGCAACATGGTTCTGCAGATAAATTAATTCTTGACCCAATTTCTTTAAGTGCTTACAACAAAATTGCTTTTGCAAAAGAGCGTATCATGTTGTCAGGTTCACCTCAAGAAGCTACTGGTGCTGAGTTGAGAAAACAATGGACAAGCTCTGCTCTTGTTTCATTAGAGCCTTCTCGTTTCCTTTCTGGAAAAACTCGCCCTGCACGTTCTCGCGCTGGTTCTCCTGCGGCTCCTGCTACTTTAACAAGTGCTGCTGCTGCTAACCCTGCTTCTAACTTGGCTGCTGGTACATACGTGTACAAAGCAACTGCAGTTAATGAGCGTGGTGAGTCAGTTGAGAAAGTTGATGATGGTGGAGCACAAGCTGTTGCCGCTGGTGAAGCTGTTACTTTAACTATCGCTCCTGTTTCTGGTGCTAAATACTTTAACGTATATCGTTCTGAAGACGGTGGAAGCGCAGCTTCTGCAAAATTCATCGGTAAAGTTAAGGCTGCTGGTTCTGGTAATACTTCTTTCATCGACCTTGGCAATCGCCGACCTGGTTCTGTTACTGGATTCTTAATCCAAGCTAACACAATGGGTATGCACCAATTGTCTCCATATAGCCGATTGAAATTAGCTCTTAGTGACTTGTCACTTCCAGAAGCTCACTTCCGATTCCTTTGCTTGGCTGCTTACCAACCACGCAAAAACGTATTGGCTGAGAACATCGAAGGTCAGTTATCTTAATTGATAACGACTAAATATTAGTCCTTAAAAAGGGTTGTAGTTTTTGCTACAACCCTTTTTTTTGCCTTTTTTGTGGTATTATCACTATATGGAAAGGCGAAAATGCATCTATACAGGCCAAGAAGCCAATTATACAGATTCTGTGATTCCCAAAAGGAATGACGAAGCTCGCCATAATTGGGCAAATAAAGTGCCTGCCAATTCTAATTATCAAAAGAGCAATCGCTTACCCACAGACCTTGAAATGGAAGCCAGCCGACTATTTTATATGTTGGAAATGGCCAAAAATGAGGTCAATTACCTGGAATTGAAGCTTCAGGAAGTGCAAGAAAAAATTACCGGTAAAAAAGCCGAAGAAATTGAAAAAGCCTATCATATTAAAGATTTAACCGAGTCTTTTGAAGAACAGGTAAGGCAATCGGAAGATACAGCTAAAAAAAATATTTGGGATGAATTTTAATGTCAATTTTAAGAAAAAAACGTTATTCAGGTTCGGATTCTGATGGAACCAACATTGTCAATCTTAAGGATAAGATTCATGGTAGTTGTGAATTTAGACTAAACAAGAAAAAAACATTTTTTACAAATGACTACACATATTTGTATGCAAATGAAGTTGACGATGATGGCGATTATGTGTATGATGGTGAAATAGGTGTCAATAAGGCTAAATACAAAGCCCATGACAATAGTTGGTTTGATGAATTAAAAGACCAACCCTTCTTTCGTCGAGAAGATATTGAATCTATTGGTGATATTGATGTTGGTGAATTATTGGATATTTTAGAAGAAATGGAAATTAACGAGGAGAATTCATGAGCGAAGAACAAAAAGATAAGTCTGGTTTTTTTAAGGTTAAAAGCATTACAGATGTAAAAGATCTTAAAAAAGATTCCAAGATTCCAGAATCAGACTTGACCATTCAAGAAAATGGTAAAATTTATCAGTTTGAGCACGTAGAGCCAGAAGAAGAAAGACCAGCAGAGTTAATCAAGCCCGGTTCTTTTACACTTGAGGATACTTCGTTTGGAATTAAACTCAAGAAAATGCCTCTTAGAAACTACAATTTATTGAAGTCTATTGACAACACCAAGGCAATTTTAGCAGAAGCTAATAAATTTTTCAGCAAGCTTGATGTTTATAAAGAATTGAAACGTGATCCTAAGCGTGCAGTACTTCTTTGCTCTCCTCCAGGAGTTGGTAAAACAGCAGCTATTACAGATGTTTGTCAACATTTCTTGAAAGATAAAAATACAAGTGTTGTGACTTGGGATACTTCTGCAACAAGATCATCTTCTATTAATCGTTTCTTTTTGCAATACAGTCAATTTCACAAGAAAACAGAGCGTTTTATCTTCGTAATGGAAGATATTGGTGGTGGGACTGTTGAAGAAAACCACGGACCTCGTGGAACTGATTCTTCATTGTTAAATTTGCTTGATGGTATCGGAAATCCTTTTAAAGGAGTTCCAACTTTTATTATTGCTACAACTAACAATCCTGAGCAATCTGTAGGTGCGTTGATTGATAGACCTGGTCGTTTTGATAAGGTTATTGAGCTTAAAACACCAAATGAAAAAGAATGTCTTGATTTGCTTGCATTTATTGCAGGTAAAAAATTGACAGAAGAAGATGAAGATGCAGCTAGATTAGCCGCTAAAAACAAATTTTCCATTGCCCATTTACAAGAAGTTGTTGTTAGATCGCGCCTTGATGATGTGTCTATGTTAGCCGTTGTTGAACAATTGGTAGCGCACAAAGCAAGAGTAAAAAGCGCATTTCAAGACACTCGATTGTTAGGAATCGGCAGACAAGATTAGTTATGATTACAATCACTACAATTTCCGACACCCATGGTCAACATGATAAGATTGATGTGGGGTCGGGAGACCTTATTTTACATGCTGGGGATTGCACGTCTCGCGGTGACATGGACGCCATTGAAAATTTTCTTCGATGGTATGGTGATTTAGACTTTGAAATGAAAGTTTTAATTGCTGGAAACCATGATTTTGGATTTGAAAGCACTCCTAAGTTTTGTGAAGAATTGTGTAAAAACTACGGAGTTGTTTTACTTAACGACTCTGGTGTTAAATTTAAAGGTTTGAATATTTGGGGTTCGCCTGTTCAACCTTGGTTTTTCAATTGGGCGTTCAATCGCCATAGAACGGAAGCTGCGGCCACTGCAAAACACCCGTTCATTGGTACTCATTGGGATATGATTCCTAAAAATACAGATATTTTGCTTACCCATGGGCCAGCTGGTGGTATTTTAGACAAAACAGCCGATCGATATGATCGACTTGGTGAACATGTAGGTTGTGGATTATTGCGCAAAAAAATTGAAGAGATTAGACCGGTACTTCACGTAGCAGGTCATATTCACGAGGACCGTGGTGTTAAAGTTGAATTTGACCCACTACACGGCCCAATTACTTATTGCAATGCATCGTCGCTAGACCTTAGATATAAGCCGTATCCAGAAAAACCGTTTAGATTTGACTGGGACCGTCTTATTATTGGCCAAAGCCACGGGGCAGATTAGGAAGATCGTTGCCATTTTCATCTTTTGTCTTTAAAAAAGCCTCAAAAAGATCGAAAAGTGCCGTTTGGTCTGGAGTTGCTATTGATTCTTCGTCCATTACTTCCTTTAAAGCTAAATTTTGTTGTTCTTGAGTCATAAAATTCCTCCCTTTTATGGTAATATAACAAGGTAGAGATAATTTTTCAAGCGTTGGTATCAAAAGGAGACGTATATTCATGAAAAAAGTTAAAACACCTGCTAAAATGTTTAACAGCAATTTAGTCGAGTTAGAAAATATCGTAGTGAGAACTATCGATAAAATTGACCGCATTGTAGGCTCTTCACTGGGTCCAGGTGGACGCAATGTGATTATTGAGTCCGAATTACCCGGCATTCCGAATAAGAACACTAAGGACGGAGTGACGATCTTTAAATCATTAGGGTCAAATGACGCATATGAACATCTCATTATCGAACAGACTCGTGATGTGGCTATTCGAACGGTAAACGAAGCTGGTGATGGAACTACCACAGCCACAGTTGTAGCCTCAGCTTTTATTAAGAATCTTTTTCGTTATTGCGCAGAAAATAGAAAAAACAGCCCTCAAAAAGTTACACGTGAAATCCAAAAGATTGTTGAGGGTAAGCTAATCCCACAAATTCGAGAATCTGCAATTAAAGTAACTCCTAAAAACCAAGATCTATTAGAAAAAGTAGCCACTGTATCTGCAAACGGCGATAAGGAAATGGCCAAGGCTGTGATGGAAGCCTTTGAAAAGGTTGGCTTTGGAAGTAATTCACATGTTACTATTCAAGAGCTTTCTGGCCCTTCTGGATATGAAACAGAATTGATTCGTGGCTTTCCTATCGAAAAAGGATATGAAGAATCAATTGGTAAATTTCATGCTAGTTTTATTAACGACCAGGGACACCAAAGATGCGTTCTTGACAATCCTCTATTTATTTTATTTGATGGAAATATCAATGATTTAGTACAGGTACATGAAATTTTAACACATATTGGTCAAGAATATGTATCTGGAAATGCTGATTTTAAAAACGTAGTCGTTGTTGCTCATAAATTCCAAGATCAAGTTTTAACCAACTGGGCATGGAATTTTAGTAATCCCAACACCATTAATGTTGTTCCTCTGCAAACACCTATGGTACCTATGGTTAACGGTCAAATGCAATTCTTAATGGATCTATCAGCGTTCACGGGCGCAAAAATTTTTGATATGAACAATCCTTTGATCGAGGCTACTCCTGACGATCTTGGTAAAAACATGAGTAAGATCGAAATTAGTCGTTTTCGCACTACTATTGTTGGAGAATCAGACGCTACAAATGTAGAAGTGAGAGCTGAAGAAATTCAAACAATGATTAAAAATGCAGCCTCTAAACTTGAAAAGAATATTTTAGAAGAGCGTCTTGGTAAATTAACCAGTGGCATTGCACAGTTAAAGATTTATGGTGCCTCTAATGGTGAATTAAAAGAGAAATCAGATCGAGCAGAAGATGCTGTTTGTGCAGTTCGAGCTGCCATTAACCATGGTTGTTTACCTGGTGGATGTCGAACACTGATTAATTTAGCAATGAGTTTGTCAGAAGAAACAGACCCTATGGTTCATTCTGTCATCATCCCTTCTTTATTTGCACCGTTTCATAGATTACTTGAAAATGCTGGATATAGTCCTGAAGAGATCGAGAAGCTTATTGTTAAAATGATCGAAAAGCCAAATCATGTTTATGATGTTGAAAATGCTACTTTTGGAGATTTCAAAAAAATGGGAGTGTATGATGCTGCCATGGCCGTTGAACAGGCTCTAAAAAATGCAGTTTCTATTTCATCGGTTATGGGAACTCTAGGTGGTATTGTTGCTTTCCCTAGAGACAATCAATTAGAAAATCAAGAACATAAAGAAGCTATGAATTTCCAAAGAACTATTGACAATGCACAGTCTTTGGCAAACGAAGCAAATGAGAGGCCATAATGACAGCTATTAAAATTGACCCAGAATTGGTAAAACAATACGCTCGCGTAAAAAACATTTCTGAAGAAGAGGCACATAAGCGTCTTGAAGAAAATATGGTTAAGGAAGCTGTCGAAGTTGATTTGCGTCAGCAATATCAGGTTTTAATTAATGCTTTTAGAAAAATGCAACCACAACTTCAAGGTGTGGTTTTACGTGAAAGTGACACAAATTTAAAGCTAATGGACCTTGACAATAGAATGAAAGAATTGATTGCTAAACTTGAATTTGAGCGTGAAACATACGCCAAATCAATGAAAATTCTTAATGATATTGTTAAGGTAGATCATGAAACAATGGAACGTATTAAAAAATTAGAAGATGCTCTGAATACATCTTTCTACCAAAAGGTTTTAAACAAAATTAAATGGATGCTCAAGCGTTAAGTCTATACTCTCCTCAGGAACTTGAAGAGATCAAGAAAAAACTGGTACTCAAGCCTCTCAACAACGTACAAGAGTTGAGAGCTTGGATGTATTTGTTTTTTAATATTGACTTTCCATCGGGTGTTGTATATCCAACATCCACACATGGTCCAGCCGATGCTATGTGGCGTATTTATGAATTAATGAAAACAGGTCAGTCTCAAGACACGCCACAGGTGACCATGCTTTCAAGTCGAGACTCCTTTAAAACCTTAAGTGCTGCTGCACTTGAGGTGTTGTGCTTTATCCATTTCAAAATCAGTATTGCACACGCTGCAGCTGTGGTTGATCAATCTGACAAAGCTGTTCAATATGCCAATGGATTTTTCCGTGAATTGAGACCATATCTTGAATATCACGGTTGGCAACGTGCTACTGATAATAAAAAGAAAATTGAGTGGATTACCGATACAGGTGAATCCATTTATCTACGAATTCTAGTAATGAGCATTCGTGGTATGAACTCTGAACATTTACCTATGCTTTTTATCGATGAGGTTGACATTGTACAAGACGTGCGAGCCCTTAAAGAAGCAAAGATGGTTCCTTCGCTTTATAAAGAATACTTTCCCTTAACTGTTTATCTTTCCACTCGTAAATTTGCCGGTGGATTGATGGAAAAAACACTAAAGGAAACTTTAGCCGCTGGTGGAGAGGTTCTGCGTTGGAACATCTTGGATGTAACAGAAAGAATTACCAGGGAAGAGGCTAGGGCTGATGAGCCGAAGGTTGTTCGCTACCTTTCGCGTCAACTTCCAATGGAAAATCTTTCTCCTGAGGACTGGAATAAGCTTCAGGATGAAAAAAAGAACGATTATGAAAGATTTGAAGCTTATGCTGGAATTGCTCTACACCCAATGCTTCCAGTTATGCATAATTATTTGGTTGATAGACCGGGTGACGATGTTGGTGGGCTTTATAAAAAGGTAGCTGCGGTTAGAAATAACTTTAAACAAGTACCTGCAGATATGGGTGAAGCACAGCTTTTGTGTAATAAACCTTCATCTAGTGGCTTGGTGTATCCACGCTTTGATAATCAAAAGAACGTCTTAAGTGTCAAAGAAGCAATTCAAAGACTTTTAGGTGAAGATGTCAATATTGATAGTTTTGAATACCTAAAAGACCATTTAAAATCCCTTGGTGTTACGATTATTGGTGGTGGTGACTGGGGATATACGGATTACACGGTTTTGGTTGTTATTGCTTTAATGCCTGGTGGTGAAGCTTGGCTGTTAGATACCTTTATCCAACAACATTTGGAACTTGACGATATTGTGAAATATGGCAGTGAGCTGCAAAATACATGGAATGTCGACCGTTGGTTTGTCGACCAAAACTACCCTGCTTATTTAAAGACTTTAAAGCGTAAGGCTGGAATGAAGTGTCCTTCTTTTGACAAAGTGGTCGAAGATGGCATTACTGGTCTACAGGGTAAAATTGTTGATTCTATGAATGTTCGTCGTTTTTTTGTTGTTGACACCCCAAACAATAAAATTGTAATCGACTCTTTTGGTGAGTATAAATGGCAATTAGACGGCAAGGGTGAAATCATTGAGGGTAAGCCATACCATGATAAGGATGGCGTTGCCGATGTTATGGATGCCATTAGATACCCAGCTCAAAATATGTTTATTAAGGGCAAAAAAGTCATCCATACCTCAACTGGTAATCCAAAAGACATGAAACCAGTACAAACTATTGAAAAGAATAAGGAAATCGTAACACAAGTAAACAACAATATCATGAAGAATAAAATTCAAGAGCTTACGCAAGGTGCGAACCCAGCAGCCAATGTTAGGCGAAAAGGGCGTATATATTGGGGTTGATTTTCATTTTTTTGCGCAAAAACAGCCATTT